AGGCCGAGGAAAATGCAAGGGAACTGCACAAAAAACGGGTGGCTGAATGGCGGCGACAAAAGTTAAAAAACAAAATAGTGGACAGGGCGCTGGAAACGGCGGGGGTAGTTTTCGTAGCCGCTTACCTGATTATCCTGATGTGGATGATAAGCCTGCACAAGCGGGGTCGTCTGGATACCTATTTGTCTTAGTCCTGTTTGCGCTGGTCTTTGTGCTGATCTTGCCCCTTGTGGGGATGATGTATGTGGACACGATGGTGGTGAAGCGAGAGGCCAAGGCCCAGATGGAAAAGACGGAAAAGTTGCGTAAAGCAATTGAAGACGAAAGGAAGAGCGATGTCGGAAAAACTGGAAGCCAAATCGGCCCTCATTGAAAAAACGGCGTTTGCCCTTTTGCCGATCTTGTTCACCTGCGTGGTTTACCTGATGAACGCCTTATCCACCTTGGCACACGAAGTAACCATCTTGAACAACAAGATCAGCTTGGTGGTGACCTCAGACAACAAGCAGGCCAGCAACACTGGAGCAGAGCTTGCCCGTGAAAAATTGCGGCAAGATTTGGAAAAAGAAGTCCAAAAAAACCGGGATGACATTCAGATCAACAGAATGCACATTGCCATTTTGGAAGAAAAACTCAGTGTCGTTCACCGCATAAAGGAAAAATAATGCTCACTCTATTCTCATCACTCATCAGCTTCCTCATGGGTGGCTTGCCCAAGATTCTGGAATTCTTTCAAGACCGGGCCGACAAGAAGCATGAGCTTGCCTTGGCGGCAATGCAGACCGAGCGGGAACTGACCCTCAAGAAAGCCGGGTTAGAAGCGCAAGAGCGCATAGAACACATCCAGACCGAGCAGATTCAGATCAACGCAGATGTGACCAACGCCCAAACGGCCATGCAAGAGCGCCAAGCCCTGTATGCACACGACATAGCCTTGGGCCAAGGGGCCAGCACTTGGGTCATCAACATGAGAGCCGCCACCCGTAGCGTCATCACCTACGGCATGTTCCTGATGTTCATGTTTGTTGAGGTGTTTGGCTTTTACTACGCATGGCACACGGGCGTGGATTTTGTTGTGGCGCTGGACAATCTGTGGGACGATGAGACTCAGATCATCTGGTCGTGCATTGTGAGCTTCTGGTTTGGCGGTCAGGCGTTTAAATCAAAATGAATGTCAGCCCCAAGGCCATTGCCATGATCCAGCACCACGAGGGCATTAGGTATAAACCCTATAGATGCCCGGCAAAGCTTTGGACTGTGGGCGTGGGCCACGTCATGTATCCCGAGCAGGGCAAGCTGCCGATGGCAGAAAGAATGAATTTTCCTCTGCGCCCAGAGGACAGCAGACAATTCACCAAAGAGGAAGTAGATGGGATACTCAGGAGCGATCTTGCAAGGTTTGAACGTGGAGTGGCTCAGTTCTGCCCCGTTCCCCTTACACAAGGCATGTATGATAGCCTTGTTAGCTTTAGTTTCAATGTCGGTCTTGGAACACTCCAGCGTTCGACGCTTCGTCAAAAGCTGCTTCGGGGTGATAAAACGAGTGCTGCGGAAGAACTCTTGAAGTATTGCATGGCTGGTGGGAAAATACTCAAAGGGCTGCAAAACCGTCGGATTGACGAACGCGCCATGTTCTTGTCTTAGGAATCGAAATGCCCTTACAGAAACTTGCGTTTAGACCGGGAACCAACCGAGAGAACACCAACTACGCCAATGAAGGCGGCTGGTGGCAAACCAACAAAGTGCGCTTTCGTTCGGGTCAACCAGAAAAGATTGGCGGTTGGAATGCGGATACAGGAAGTTTGTCTACAGATGTTGAAGGCGTAACTACCACCATTGCATATCCAACAACTGGAACTTTGTGGGGCGTTGTTCGTTCTTTGTGGAACTGGGTAACGCTGTCTGGTTACAACCTGTTGTCTCTTGGCTCCAACCTCAAGTTCTATATCCAAAACAGTACCGGGGGTAATTTCTATGATGTAACTCCTATACGTGAAACAACAATAGCGGGGGGAGCTACGTTTGCTGCCACTGATGGATCAAAAACCATCACAGTGACCGACGCAGGACACGGCGCTCAGACTGGAGACTTTGTTACTTTTAGTGGCGCAGTTGGCCTTGGTGGCAACGTGACCGCAGCCATCCTCAATGCTGAATTTCAGATTACATACATATCCTCAAGCACATACAGCATTACGGTATCCGTTACCGCTAATTCCAGTGATGTGGGTACTGGCGGCGCGTCTGTGGTGGCGGCGTATCAAATCACTACTGGTGGTGATGTATACACGTTAGGCGTTGGTTGGGGCGCAGGTGGATGGGGCGGCTCTACTGGGCCGACAGTCAGAACTACTTTAAATGGCGCTTTGGCCACAGTCGGGAACACCATACTGTCAGCGGCCCTAAACACCACAGAAACCACAATCAGTGTAGCCAGCACATCCCCACTTGCTGCTTCGGGTAGCGTCTTAATTGATAGCGAGATCATCTCTTACTCTGGTGTAACAGCTACAACTTTAACTGGATGCACTCGTGCAACCGCCGGGTCAACCGCAGCCTCCCACGTTACGGCTACCGGGGTAATTCAGTACTCTACGGTGACAATTAACGTTACATCAGCAGCAGCGTTTGCTGCGGCTCCAAGCACATTTGCCGTTGATGGGGAAGTGATTTCATACACAGGCAAAACTGGTACATCCTTCACAGGTTGCGTGCGTGGATACGCCGGGTATGTAACAGCCCACGCAAATGGGGCAAATGTCTACCAATACGCCTCTACTGCTACGGGTTGGGGGTCGGCTGCAACATCAGGTATTGGCATCCAATTGCGTACTTGGAGTCAGTCAAACTTTGGCGAAAACCTTGTGTTTAACCCTCGTGGCGGCGCAATGTATTACTGGGATACCAACAATAATCCCAACATTTTTAACCGAGGTGTTGTAATTGCGGCAGGCACAACTGTGGGCGGACTGACTGTAGACGCTACCTGCCCTTCTCTTGTTAATTACATAACCGTATCCGACGCATCTCGGTTTGTGCTTGCTTTTGGATGTAATCCAATCAATTCTGCGGGCACAGGTATCGAATCGTACTTAGACCCTATGTTGGTTCGGTGGTCGGATCAAGAAAGCATTTGGACTTGGACACCAGCGGTTGACAACCAAGCCGGAGATTACAGGCTCAGTCACGGGTCCGCCATCATCACGGCCCAGCAGACACGCCAAGAGGTCTTGGTGTTTACTGATTCCACCATCTACTCCATGCAGTACCTTGGCCCACCTTATGTGTGGAGCTTTCAGATTCTGGGCGACAACATTTCCATTGCTGGCCCCAATGTTGTAGCGTCTGCCACTAACATCACGTATTGGATGGGGTTGGATCAGTTCTATATGTACACTGGCCGAGTGGAAATTTTGCCGTCCACACTGCGTGAATACGTATTTACAGACCTTAACAGCACGCAATCGTTTCAATTTATGGCCGGAACCAATGAAGGCTACAACGAAGTCTGGTGGCAGTATTGTTCGGCCACCTCCAATGTAATTGACCGCTATGTCATATACAACTACAAAGATAACGTTTGGTATTACGGTGACTGGACAAACTACAACGGGGCATACCAAGGGCGTACTGCGTGGTTAGATAGCGCATTGCGCCGTTTTCCAATGGCGGCGACTTATGGCTCTGCTTCCACCTCTTTAGCCAGCAACTCCAATGCGCTGTTGGTCTACCATGAAAGTGGCGTAGATGATGGCACGGTCAATCCATCAGTCCCAATTGTGGCCAATGTTCAATCATCTGACTTTGATATTGGGGACGGTAACAACTTTGGGTTTGTGTGGCGCTTGATTCCTGACCTGACGTTTGATGGCTCTAATGTGAATCAGCCGACTGCGTATTTCACTGCTTTGCCACGGACATTTCCCGGCGCGGCTTATGGGGCTTCAAATGACCCAGCGGTACAAAGCACCCAAAACTACCAGAACCAAATTACGTATAACGTGCAGCAATTTACCCAACAGGTCTATGTGCGAATTCGTGGGCGGCAGATGGCGTTTAAGGTCAGTTCTGGTACTACGGGTTCCGCTACAGACGGACTGGGCGTGCAATGGCAACTGGGCGCTCCTCGTATTGACATCCGCCCGGACGGCAGGAGATAACATGGGATTTAAAACTTTTGCCCCGCCGCGTTTGCCGTCGGCTCCAGAAGAGTACAGCGAGCAATACCAAGAGCAGT